TTTGAATCACTTGTCTTCCAATAATATTCATCTGTATCTCCTAGACGGTATTGATAACCGTTCTCAACCTGGTAGTATTCCGTACTTACTTTAAAATCAGGCATCTTTGGATCTGGGGGTGTAAGAGAATTATCATAAACTCTCATCCTATTATTAGGGTATAGCGCATATTGACCATTCTCAAGCTCAATACAATTAAATGATTTATGTTCTTCTGGTACTTCTGAAGTTGAATAATCTATATTATCCGGATCTGAGTGGTAGTTATCCAATGTAAACAAATATGTACCCTTTAATACTTTATGACTGCGGGTAAAAACTTCGAAGTCCATAGATCCGATGAACTGTTTATGTATTGCAGTTACACCATAATCCATACAATTCCAAAATTGTAAGTCTTGTAATGGTAGGTCTGGGGATGGGGTTTCAGGCGATGACACAAACGCTGAAACAGGTAGTTTATCATATAAGGCACCATATTCCGGTAAATATGTCTCAAAGTAGAAGGCTCTACCGGGCAATGATTTTGCACTTACCCAATGACCTTCGACAAACTCACCATGACCTTCCTTACCATCATGTAAGTACTCCTTACGGACGTATACTTTAGTACTAGGTATATTGCAAATTAATTCACTCATAATCTAAACTCGTAACGCAAGATCCCATAACAGCAGATGCAATCTAGGACTAAAGTTAACATTCAACTCTTTTGCATATTCAGCTACTGCGGGGGCGATATTAATATGCTCTGAACGTGAGCCTGCACATGGCATTAACCAGACACGTTTAAGATGAAGATTTATATCCCCATCTTGAATATACTTTACCCAAATTTCCTCCACATCCTCTGAGGATGTAATTACAAACTTAAAACTAGAGCCATGATCTCTATGCCACTTAAGAACTTCTGGCTTATATGTCTTTGTTTCAGGGTCACCATTTGTTGATAGTTTAGGTGAGGTAGTAAATGTAGCTTTATACCTAGTTACCCACTCTTCATCAGGTTGCATAGTAGCGTTTGTTTCAAAATCGATACGAGGTAGAAAATCATACTTATCTACAAATGCCGCGGTAAATTTGAGCAATTGCTTCTGCCTAACCATGGGTTCACCTCCAGTATATTTGAAGATAGCACCTTGTCTCAAACGCTTAATGTAATTATTATCCTCTAATAGTTTAAACATTTCATTAAATGTAACCTTATTTTTTTTTGACCAGGATATAAATGAATCGCAGCCGTAAGGAGCATCTTCAGAAATAAAACCAGAGCAGGTAAGATTACAACCGAATAACCGTAGAAATACAGAAGGTTGGCCGATAAATTCACCTTCCCCTTCAATCGTATAAAACAATTCTGGTATACCATTTTCTCCCGCCATTAGTAAATATTCTTTATCGTTATCTATCATATTAAATTAATTGTAGCTTATTAAATTGAGTTCTCAACTGGTATTATGTTAAATTTTTATGATTATATAATCATATATCTGCCTGCCATTAACTTTAAGGAAGGTATCTCTCCTTGAAGAAGTAAAATCTTAAAGTTCGTCGTCGAAAGACTGAGTATTATTAAGTAGTTCTTGCATTGCTTGCTCGAGACCTACCGGCTGAATCATAACAGCCGGTTCATAATTATTAAGGTTTATACTATCAGTAGGTATAACCGCTTGCCGCATTTGATTGAATACATTATGTTCCAATTCCAAAGACTTTGGATCCCTATCGCGACCAGCTGGCATACTTCCTGTACTACCGGATATACCTATAGAGGCTTTTCGGACGTTGTTTGAATATATATCACCTAACTCCATTATTAATCACCCCATGAAGTACCTTCAAACGGATTACTCATACCGGTAGTTACTTTACTATATAGCGGTGGTAATAGCTTAGTAGTAGTGGTCGTGTCTACATCTTCAATGGAGGCTTCAACCACATTATTATTACCGGTACCGGTACTATCAATAACTACCGTTTGCATGTCAACTTCACCGGTATGCATGTACTCCTGCTTATCAACTTCTTCGTATATAGCACTATTACCTTCATGCTCCCATACTTCTACCTTTAAAATTCGAACTCTTCCATTAGTTGTATCTTTAACATACTTGCTAACTGTATTATATACCCATTCTGCTGTCCTCTCGATACCAACACCTTTATCAGCAATACGTAAATCAATCATACCTTTACTCTCTAGAAGTTTAAAAGTTTCAAGTTCTGGATCATCAGCAGCCACCAGAGTTGTATGGTCAAATTGCTTTTCTAATAGATTTTTTATCTCTCTACAACTACCAAAATCAAATACCCAGTTACGTTCATCTAATTTATCTGATGTAAACCAGATCTTACACTGCAATCTATAACCGTGAATTAATCTACAATGACTATCAGCTCTCCATTGACGAAAAGCAGTTGAACCCATTGGAATAATTTTAGTTGATATATATCTCATATATCAATTATATAATATGATATACTAATAGTCAACAATAAAAAAATAAAAGTTGATTAATGTATTAATTAATTTATAATACCTTTAGGTGAAAGGGAGGAGATAATCAATTTTATTTATGCGGCGCCGGATATCGGTGGAGTTGTAGTAGAACCATCAGCCCCTAGAATCAGCCCCTAGAACATCATTTTTATCTTTTTCAGTTATAGGTTGCGGTTTATTCTTATCGATAGTATACGTACCGTCACGTGATTTTCGAGCAACTATTGGCCATTTAGCTAAATTACCAGATTTTTTATCCTTATATATAAGATACTTACCCAGTGGGTCTATAAATGCAGCATCCGCTTCTTTAATAGGGAATTGACCTTCACTATAACTAACTCCCACTAATTCTTTATTGTTAATGCTTATGGTATATAGTTTATCTTGACCGTTCCATTGAAACCGCGCAAGCTCTGTTGTAATAGCATTAATAACTTCATTATTATTATCATATGCATATATTATACCTACATTTAATTCTGGTACCTTAAACTCATTCTGAGGAGTTTGATTTAAATACGTTAGATATTTAATATCTTTTTGTTTGAACATATTATTGAGCTCAGGTGTAAGAGGCTTGAGTGTATATTGAGTACCCTTCTGACCATAACCGTTCGGCTTAGCTAACTCGAAGAGGGCTATATCTTCTGTAATTTCCGGATCAGGCGTTTCGTCGGTATCCGGGCCATCCGGACCGGCGTCGGCGTCGGTATCAGTATCATCATCCGGAAATTTTATATTTTCATTCGGGTAGATATCGACCATACCTCTAACTAAGGTTTCAATATTTTCACGGCCAATACTCTTCATAAACTCCGACTTACTAGTACCCTGATAATCTTCTGGAAGATCCAGTTCTTTATATTCATCCGGTACATCTCCTATACTATATTGATTAAAATTATCTACATTACTCTTACTACTATCCCATCTAACTAGTTCAGCCTTATCAGGGTTTTGTTCAAAATACTTAGCCGATCCTCCGGCTTCCTTAGCTGCAGCTCGAAATTCTCTTCCAGTCTTAAATCCTAATCTCTTAGCAACTGCAGCTTCATTATCTTCACTAGGCTCATCGTTTTGAGATCCCATACCTACTGATAATTTACCTGGATCTTTTGAAAATGTAAACTCAAAGTCGGGGTACAATTCCTTAACTCCAGATAAAAAGGAGCTAGCTCCTTTTGTTATCCACTTAAGCCTCATATCATCATCTTTTTTGCCATTAACATTTTTTACCTTAAAATTAATTGGAGGCTCTAGATCGAATGTTTTTAATATATCATAAACTCGTTCTACAACAGGTTTTTTACTTTTATGAGCTGTCTTGTATTTACCATCCTCAGAATCTGGGGTCATAACAGCTGTTACTTCTGTTATACGTCGTAAGAAATTACTGTTAATTCTATAAGACTCGCTAACGTCGTCATCAGCCGCGTCAGAATCCTCCGGTGGGGTAGACTCTGTATCCGCAATTGCAGGTTTATATTTATTTATTTTTTCAACAATATCAGATCCTAATCTTATTTTCTTGAAACCATCTTTTCCAAACTTACCTAACTTTTCTGTACTACTATCTAATTGACGGTCTAATATGTTCTGTAACGCCCCGGCAATATCCCACTGGCCTGTACCTATTTTTTCGATTTGTTTAATACCGGCTGTTATCTTAGCTCCAGCAGCTGCAGCTTTTTGCAAAAAACCACCTTTTTTGGCAGGGGTATTAGGTGAAGCAGCCAACTTACCTCCTATACCAGTATCTACCGCGGAGTCGACTGTAGTATCTGTAGGCGGCGTTGCCTCTTGTATTATTTTTAAGAAATTGCTCATTGTTAATATTATTTATTGATTTTATAGTAATATACTATATAATTAGAGTATGTCAGATAGAGTTAAAATTATGAAATTACCAACAGCTAACGGTAATATGCCGTTAACAGATGAAGAAAAAGCAGCTGTCATTAATGATGCTACATTTGCTTATGAAAAGTTCTTAGATGCCTTACGTATTGATTGGCGCAATGATCCTAATAGTGATAATACACCTAGACGCGTTGCTAAGGCGTATGTAAATGATATTGCATCTGGGTGTTACAATGAATTACCTAATATTACTGCATTCCCGTCTGATGGGTATGATGGAATGGTATTTCAAGGTGGAATTCCAGTTAAGAGTTTATGTTCTCATCATCACCTGGCTTTTACTGGCCGGTGTCACGTCGCTTATATTCCATCTGCAGATGGTAAAGTAATCGGATTGAGTAAGCTTAATAGAATTGTAGAACATTATGCTCGTCGACCTCAGATTCAAGAAGGACTTACAGTTCAAATCCATGAAGCTATCAGCAAGATTTGTGAAGGTAATAAAGGAGTTGCAGTGATGTTAACTGCTACTCATACGTGTGCATGTCTCAGAGGTGTTAAGCATGATGGTTGTGAGATGAAGACGTCAAAGCTTACAGGCGACTTTATGAGTGATTCATCTACGCGTAGTGAATTCTATCAGTTTGTAGCTGATATGAAGAATTAATTAGTCTAGATTGTTTTGCTTGGTGACATCGATGATGCCGCCAAGCTCTTCAATAAAATCTTTACCAACGAGTATTTTATATTCGTTTTCTGTCCTATCACCTATAGAGAATTTTATATTACGGTGTAATTCATCACCTATTTTAATGTCAAACTCAACGACCGGTCTCTGTTCAATATTACCTGAGCCGATATTAATATCAATTAATTCAACAACCTGCTTAGTGATTATTTGACCGTTTACCGTTTCAAAAGTAACTTCGTCACCGTTATGGTCTATATTAACACCATGCAAGACATTGTAAGCCCCATTGCCGCTATCAATTTTAGCTTCAATGGGACCTAGTTCTTCAAACTCTATAGTTTCTATTAATCCAAGAGGTTTGTTTGATTCAAAGAATTCTTTAAAGGTAATCACATTATTATTTATGCCTGACTGCTATTCTTTATCTCTTGAATCTGTTTTCTTATATCTTTGCAAAGTTTAGATATATCCATTAAAGCTTTTCGAGCTCTAGTGGCTGCAGCTTTATTGCCCTTTTCTGTAAAGCTAGCTACATCTGCTGTAAAGTGCTCATAATTTTCCTTAAGTGAATTAACGTTATTTTCGATATCTGTCATAAAAATTACTTATTTGATTTTTTTAGTTTATCAAATGCCTTTTCCCATAATCCGGAATATTCGCAGTTTTTAAATCCATCCAGCCATGGTCCACCTTCTGTGTAGTGTAGAGCTAAGGGATTACCGTCTCTAGGTTCGGTATACCAACCAACTAGCCAATTCCATTGCAACGGTAATGACCCTATTTCCTCATCATCTAACCATTTAAACCTATGTAAGAAGGCTCCAGACTGATTATTAATTGTAAGAGGTGTGAGAGTTTTATTTTTTGGATGTTCGTTGTTGAATATTATTAAACTACTCCAGTTTTTACGAGGCCAAGCTACCTGTTTTTTACCGTCCATTTTAACTGAACTTTTCGGAATATAATCATGTTTGCAGCACTGCACTGCATATTTAGAGTCATATAAATCTAACAATTTATCAATTGATTCCAATAATAAAAAGTCCCCGTCAAGAAATATACTTATACCTTTGAAGTTACTAAGATATGGTACAAAAAATCTAGCGAATGTAAATTGAGTAGATTCATATTGATCCTTAACTCTATCATATTCCTTAACTGTGTTATAGTTAACAGGTAGTATATTAATATTATACTTTTTATTTTTTTCTAGTATGCTCTGCTTACAAACATTAAATGCATCTAGATGATCCTCATCTAATCCAATATAGATATTTATTTTATCTTTCATAATTATAGTAAATGTATAGTTTTATCGATTATCATTCTCTTAAGATATAGCTTCTCATATATATACGGATGACAGTTAGCTATATCTCTATTATGATCTTTTTTCCAATACCAACCTGTTAAGAAAAAATCGAAACCTGTAACAGTTATTTTGCTATCCGGGAATAGCTTCATTATTAAAAAAATTGTTTTAAAGCCGAGTGAAAAATTAACATCACCGCTCTCAAAAGGAGGGTTTAAACTTTTAAAATTATCCCATATATAGTGATAGTCTTCTTGCTTATCTATATATAATATATTATGTAAAAGGTCTTTATAATCACTATTAACGAATAGTTCATTTTCTTTATAACTCTCTTTTGAGTAGAACGGTACGCATATTATAGTTTTAGTTTTAGCGAGCCTCTCTATATTTAATTTCCAATGCGAAGTCGATATAATATCAGTCTTTTTACCTACATAATCTTCATAACCATCTAAATGAAACTGCCCAAGCCTTACAACTTTAGTAAATTTATCTATCTCTTTACCATTCTTTTTATCTAGGTTAGATCCCCCGTTACCGATTATAATTATATTCTCCATTAACTTATTATCTATAATTATTATACAGTACCGGTTAATCAATATTTAAATTTATAATTTAAAATATTCCGTATACTGCTCTCCTACCTTCTCGCCGTTTATATTGCATTTATTACAAGCTGTTAAATCTCTCTTACCTGCCTTTAGATGTGTGCGGTAATTGTTTAAAAAAGTAGACTCCCATATTTCTTTTAATGTATGAGTATTAATATTTAGTTTATTTTTTGTAAGCTTAAACCAATCTTCGCAGCATAATATCTGATCTCCGTTCCAATCGATAAAGAGCTTATAGAAAGGTAAGTAGCATTTATTCTTGATATTATCTTTTAACAGGTTAGTATTAACTTCTACTGCACCAGCTCTACTAGTAAATCCATCAAAGCTATCTGAGGTGTAATAGCTTTTTCTTAATGTAAAACTCTCTGTATTATAACCTTGAAACATACTGGTAAATTTTTCAAGCTGATCATCACCGTCATATAAACTAACTATTATATGATTAATACCAGCATTAAATATTCTATCTATAGTTTCTGGTTTAATTTTATCACCATTTGTATTGATTTCATGTACCTTTAATTGAGGGTTTTCATCACTAATAATTTTTACTAATTTATAAAAGTCCTTTGTAAGAAGAGGTTCGCCATTACCAGACCAACCAACTCTGTTTGTATAATTGTTTAACTTAAGCTCTGAACTCAACTTACGTATTGTATTTTCAGAAATATGTAAGTTCTGATTCGGATAAATCTTTGAATCACTTCTAGGGCAAAAGTGACATGTACGATTGCATAATTCTGTAGGATTGATAGTTATACTCTGCAGAGCTAGCATCGGCGTCAAATTATCATCTACTGCTAGCTGCTTCTTTCTTAATTCTATTATATCTTGCTTATTATTAGCTATCACATAAGTAATTATTATATTCAAGATAAAAATCAAATGAAATATATCTTGATAAATATCTACCTTTAATATATAATAGAATAAATGAAATTTCAAAATAAACAGTGTAATGTTAACCCCTTTTCTCATTATACTTTTACTGATTTTTTCTGCGATAAAGAGTTAGCAGATATTAATAATATTAAAATAAATAACCACTCAGCAATGCTAGATGGTGAACGCGCCACTAACAATAACAGATTCTTTGTTAATAAAGATAATATGTGGAGTAGTTCTGTATTAAATCGTGCTGTAGATTTCTTTCTTAAAGATGAGACGATTGATATGTTTGAAAAAGAGTCTAATGTAAAGATTAGAGGTAATTATCTCCGAATTGAACTTATTGAAGATAAGGAAAAATCTTGGCTTGAACCTCATGTAGATATCAATGAAAAGATTATGAGCTTTTTAGTATATTTAAATAATACTGACGAAGATCCAGATATTGGGACAGCATTATATAATAATAAAAAAGAATATATAACAACAGTACCGTATATTAATAATACGGGGTTTTATTTTTATCCGAGTAATAATACATGGCACGGTCTAGAATCTATTAATATTAAAGAGAGACGCAGAGCTATAATGGTTAATTACTGCACCTTTAAGACAGAGTTTAAAGTGCCGGCGTAGCTACCGATAGATAATGAGCTAGTATATCAAAAGGCCCACCGACGGCGTTAACTTTAGTTACAAATTTAATATCGTTATATTTAGATATTATACTAGGGTAATCTTCCTTTAGCTTTATAAAAGGTATAAAATGAGTAGATTTACATATAACCAGGTCATCATACGCATGCCGCGGTACTCCTTTAATTGTATTACTATTTCTTTTAAGTGAATAAACTACTTCAGTTTCCTTTATTTCATATTGACAATTATGCTTATCTCCAAGATATTTCTTTATATCATTATTACCTGAAATAAGTAGTATAGGCATGTTATATCGATGTTTAAGAGCTGGTATTATTTCATCCCACAGTTCATATATTCTACTATTATCTGGATCATTAATTATAACATTAATCGTTAATATATTACTGTTATATTTATGATGGCTAACGTCTATATTAAATCTATCACTAGGTATACTATGTAGAGCCTTTACAGTATTTTTTATGTTTTTACCGTAATCGATTAATAATACATCATGCTTACTATCAACTATGTCAAATATACATCCATAAATATATTTTATATCCTGCATGTCTATACCGGTAGTTATATTATCTATATATGTCGATTTTAAAAACTTCTTATAGTTTAACTCATATATTGACTGTATCTGTCTCTTACGGTTATAACTATTAAACTTATCGGTATGACCTGATACACAAGTTAAATATATACAGTCATTATTAAATTTTTTAAGAATAGGTATATGGCTTGTATCAGTTAAAAATATTAACTGCCTATTATATCTCTTAGCTAAATCAGTTAATAATATTAACTTAATTATATTGTAACTGATACCGGTACTTTTTACCGATACTATATATTTTGTTATCATTTATAATTTAATTAAATCAGGAGTAATAGATATTACCGTACCATGGTTATAGGCGAAACCTTAAGGTATGTATACTTATTAGCCTATAAAGTTACTTCAACATATATAAATAATTAACTGGAATCTCGAGATTATTATACTATAATAAATGAGATTTCATATTGAAAGAATGAACGAGACAAAAGATTTTTTATACACTAACGGTTATTGCGAGAAAAGTTTTAGTAATTTTGTAATATTAAAAGATCCAAGTATTTTTAATGTCTCTTTTATTTTAAAAAATCAGAGAATGTCCCTTACAAATTTAGAAATAATTAAAAAATGCTTAAAGAACAGATAAGAAATATTCAAACTGAAGCTTCAAATTTAATGTTACATAGTGTACAGATAAATCCAACGGAGTTATGTAATAGAAAATGTAGCTTTTGCCCTAGGCATGACGCTAAAGTTTACCCTAATGCTAATAAGCATGTAGATGAATATACTATCAAAAAATTATGTACTGATTTAAAAAATATAGGATTTAATAATAGAGTTGGTTTTGCAGGTTTTGGTGAACCGTTATTACATAGAGATATTTTTTCATGTATTAAAATTGTCCGAGATATATTACCAGATTTAAAATATATAGAAATAGTAACTAACGGAGATATACTAACTAAAGAAGTAATTCAAAAATTATATAATGCTGGTTGTAATCTTATATGTATAAGTATGTATGATGAAGATAAATCTCAATATTTTACGGATATTAAAGGTAATATACCTATTGATCTTATCTTCTCGCATAATTACAAGCAAGAAGAAAATTACGGTTTAAATATAGTAAATAGATCCGATATAATTAAACGGGTCGGTAGTTATTTTAAAAAGCCGTGCTATATACCTTTTTATAAACTTTTTGTGGACTGGAACGGTGATATATTGTTATGTGAGAATGACTGGACAAAATCTAAAAATTTTGGGAATATAAATAAATTAGAAATAAATGATATATGGTTTTCAGATCACTTCAATGAAGTGAGGAGAGGATTATTAACTGATAGAAAAGAATTCCCATGTAATAACTGCAATGTATGTGGTACAAAACGAGGAATTAATTCTGTAGACATTTTTAAGAAATCAATACAGTCTAATCAATAGCATATATTTTTATTTCTACCCAAGCAATGATACTTGGCATGGTTTAGAATCTATTAATATTAAAGAGAGGCGTAGAGCTATAATGGTTAATTACTGCACCTTTAAGACAGAGTTTAAAGTACCGGGATAGGTATTGACAGGTAATGAGCTAATACATCAAAATGCTCAATACCGCTACCCTTTTCGTCAAGAATGCCCTTTATAAATTTAATATCGCGATATTTGGATAGTATAAATTTAAAGTCATCTTTCAGTTCTATAAGTGGTATAAAGTGAGTAGACCTACAAATGAGTAGATCGTCGTATACGTGATTTGTTATTCCTTTGATTTTATTACTATTTCTTCTAAATGAATGTCTTATTTCTGTCTCTTTTATTTCATACATACAATCATGCTTATCACCGAGATATTTTTTTATATCATTATTACCTGATATAAGCAATATAGGCATATTATATTCCTGCTTTAAAGCGGGTATTATTTCATCCCATAACTCATATATTCTACTATTATCCGGATCGTCTGCTCTAATGTTAGTAGATAATATACTGCTATTATATTTATTACTTGGATTATTCTTGATATTAAAATTATTATGAGGTATATTGTATAAAGCTTTTACGGTATATTTTATATCTTGACTGTAGTCAATTAATAAAATATCATGATCACTATCAGTTATGTCGTACACACAACCATTGATATATTTCATATCGTCCATTTTTATATTATTATCAGTTATACTATCAATATATGCGGACTTTAGAAAGGACTTATAGGTTAAATCATATACTAAATGAGAGCATTTAGTACGTTTAAAATTATTAAATCTATCTGTATGATCGGAGGTAAACGGTAAGTATACACAATCATTATTAAATTTTTTGAGGATAGGTATATGATCAGGATTAGATATAAATATTAACTGTCTATTATATTCTCTAGCTTTATCGGCTAATAAAATTACTCTAATTATATTATAGCAAAGACCGGTACTTTTTACCGATATTATATATTTAGATTTCATTTGCATATATTTAATATCTCATAATATTACTTCAACATATATAGCTAACTGGAATCGTCGGATTTAAGTGTTAAATACTATGATATGAAAACTTTCTCTAATCATATTACCAATGTGGAATTAAATGTTACTGAATTATGCACGAGAAAATGCTGGTTCTGTCCAAGATCTGATAGTAAAGTTTATCCTAATCAAAATAAACATATGTCTCGAGGAACATTTGGTAATATATTACAATCATTACAAACCTCTAACTATAAAGGCTCGGTATATATAAGTGGGTTTTCGGAACCGCTTATGTGTAAGGATATTATGTACGGTCTTGAACTACTATCTAAATATTACCCTACAACTCTTATAACAAACTACGACTTACTTACAGTCGATAAATTAAAAATACTAGATTCTTTTGCGTTAGAAGAGCTTAAGATAGATCTATATGATGATGAATCTCAGTACGATAAATTATTATCTATGTTAAGCGATAGTAATTATACTTCTGAAAATCTGACTATCAAAAAAGTATACTCTCAGGAAACATTAGAATTCTATAATAGAGGTGGTATATCTACATTTGAGAGCGCGGCTGGTATAGATACAAATCGACCATGTCATATACCGTTTTATAAAGCAATGATCGATTGGAATGGTAACTACTTATTATGTCATTCCGACTGGCATAGAGAATCTGAGATATCAAAATCTCGTTTAAATGTTAAAACTACCTCACTAGAACAGTATTTAAATAGTGATATTTACAGGCGGTTTATTAATAAAATGCTTGAAACTCAACGTAACGGATTAACTCCATGCGCAAAATGCGATATATACGGCATTAAAGAAGGTCAACTCTGGAATCACGATGAAACGCCTTGTTCTATTTGACTTAGACGGGGTATTAATACACTCCCGTGAAAATATGAGGCAATCATGGGATATAGTTTTAGCTAAAACCGATATTAACCGAACCTTTGAGGATTACTTTGCATTAATCGGACGTCCTTTCGGAGATATTATGAGATGTCTAAATATAACATCAAATATTAAGCAAATTGAAGACATATATACAAAAGCATCTTTGAATTTTCTATCTCAAGTGACATTTTTTCCTGGAGTACAAGAAACCTTGATAAAGCTTCGGGATTTAGGGGTAAAAATTGGAGTGGTGACTTCTAAAGATGCTATTCGTGCGAAGCTTATATTAAAACACCTAGAGATTAACTTCATTACAGTACAGTGCCCGGATCCTCGAATACGAGGAAAACCCGCACCTGATCATATTTTGATGGCAATGGTAGAAGCTGGTGAAGATCCAGCTAATACTATATTTGTTGGAGATATGCCGACTGACCAGCAAGCTGCAGTACGGTCAGGCGTTGATTACGTGCATGCAAGTTGGGGATATGGCGATACAATTGAGAGTGTATATAGTCTTAACTGTATCTCAGATCTCCCAGATTATATCATATGAAAACTGCAGCAGTTATACCATGTAGATTATTATCTACGCGATTTGAGAGAAAGCCTTTAGCAACTATTGGAGGTAAGCCGATGATGTGGCATGTATATCAACAAGCATCTAAAGCCAACTCTATTGATGCAACATATATTGCAACTGATAGCTTAGAAATTGGTAAAGTATGTGATGATCTTAACATGAAATGGATTATGACGTCAAACAAACATTTAACTGGAACAGATCGAGTTGCTGAATGCGCTCGTATGTTAGATGTAGATATAATTGTAAATATTCAAGGCGATGAACCGTTTATTCAGCCTGAATCAGTTAATACTATTACAAAGGCGTTGCTCAAAACTACTATTAGCGATCTAGCAGTAGTTAACGGTTATAGTGTTATTGATTTGAAAGATGAAATATATAACCCAAACGTAGTAAAGGTAATATTTTCAACCTCTAACCACGCCCTAGCTTACTCGAGGCTACCAATACCATTAGAGTTTAAAAAGGATACAACATATTACCGTCAACTCGGGATATATGCCTTTTATAAGGATGCTCTGAAATTTTTTGCGGCTACTAATCAGGGACCTATAGAACAATCAGAATCTATAGAAATGTACAGGTTTATTGAACATGATAAACCTGTCTTAATGGTACCGATCAACGAATCAGGTATATCAGTAGATAATATATCAGATTTATATAATGCTCGTCAAATTTATAAAACCCGTGAACGTATCCAATACTAACATAATTTATTTTCATCTGTTTCATATATCGTTAACCTGTAAAATAATTTATTATTAAAATTATACTGCTTTAATTGGCGGTCGTTATACGTATCTATTGTATTATTAAACAGTACAAAATTACCGGCACGCGAAACTATACTGTCTTTAATATTATATTCAAATTTTATAATCTCATCATCAATTTTATTTTTTATTTTATAAGTTATATTGTTTAATACTATATATTCGATAAACTTCAACGTCAATGAATTCAAATACATTGGACGTATTTGATTAAATTTTAAAAATAACTTATTATTGAAACACATACCAAACCCAAATCGTAACCCGGTTATTAATCCCATCTTGCTGAACGATCTAATTAATATTAGATTTTTATGGTTAAGATTATGTATTGGTTCATCCGGTAACATATATGCTTGATCCAGTATAACGTATTTGTATTTTTTACATAAATTATCAATCTCCTCTAAAGATAAAGTAACTCCGGTTGGGTTGTGAGGCGAAACAATATATAGTATTTTTTGATGCGCATTTAATATATGCTCTAAATCGATAGAAAAATGATTATTATACACATAAAGAGGTCTTTCAATCTTACATTTATAATACCGGCAATAAAAATCAGTTAATTCAAACGTAGGGTGCGGGATGACCCATTGTTTATTATTCTCAGATAAGCATTCAATTATCTGTTTAATAACACACTCTGACCCAGAATTACAAAAAATAAATCCGTTAGAATTTATTTTTTGTAATAACATTCGTTCAATATCGAATGTTGAGTGATATTTAATTATATCATCGGTAGTAAGTTTAATATTATCAATTACCTTATTCGCGATAGACGGAAATAAACACTCATTACGATTGTGCTCTATAGCAGAATTATCTTCTTTAATGTTATGTCTAATCATTCATCTTATATACCCTTATAATATAATAACATATTTTTTCTTATTGATTAGACTTATGATTACCTACTCGTTTTTTATTTAAATTAAATGGCGACGGATTTAGCAGGGTAGGCCAGGTATCGAATAAATCTTCAAAAGGTATATTAATAATAGATTGTATATAGCCATTAGCATTATCAGATAAATCTTTCTTTATATTATTAGCTTCCAGTTTAAATTCTTTATCATCTACATCAGCTATGAATTTATCTAATGTATGTAGAGCTTCATCGAGTTTTGTAGCAACTAACTTCTTATAAGTTGCTTTAATTATATTTACTTCATCCTGACTACAGTTATCTAAATCAAGTACTTGATTACACTTAATTATTGTTAATTTATCTAAATTTGTTGTATTATTATTTAGAACTGCATCCTTAATCATATTAACACTCTGTTTATTAAACAGTTTCATATATTTACGACATGCATGTACATAATCGTCAAAAATTAAATTATTCTGTTTATGATTATCTGCATTTACCTTTAAGAAAGATTTAATATCACTTATATCTGACATAAATGGTATAGAACCATCCGAAAATGTTATTAATTCAATATTATCTAAGGCCTCTTCACATTCAATATCATCTACGGCGTCAGTAAATTTAATAATATTACCGGTTACGTCGCACTTCTCAACAAAAAAAGTCTTACTATTACGGAGACAAAATTTTATATTACCGTTAATTGCTTCAATAATTTCACTTAACTTCATACATTATAGTTAATACCTGTCGTATGTTTTTCAACCTACTTACCAATTAAGTACATGCATGTAATCAGTACTATGATACGCGCTGTAGTATATTAATACCAAAGAGAGACATAGCGCGATAATGGTTATTTAATATAACTTTAAAATAGAGTTTAAATTCAATTAACCTTTGTCTTAATATTTAGAAGTATAGCATCTAATTAAGCAAATGCAGTTATCCTATCTGTACCGTTTATAATACCGTTCAGACCCGCGGACGTGCCGCCATTCGAATTAAGAGTTATAATAAAATTAAAAATATTACCGGTTGTCAAATCTTTTATACTACATGCCTTCGAACCACCGGATACATTGTTAAGAGTAAATGGCTCTCCAGCTGCGCCTGCACTAACCGGCTTAGTTATTACACGACTACCAACGGTAACACTAACAGGACCTGTACTAAATCCGATACTATACAGAGTAAAATTAATTTGACCTGTACTCTTATCAACACCGTATATATTTACAGTTGAATTTGTACAATTATACACTGCGTTAAATACTTGAGCTCCTCTCCAGTCGCTTAAATCAGCATTACCGGTAGTGGGTGGTAAGGCATTAACTATGTTAATACCATCTGAACGTAAATAATTAGATGTAGTTGCAGGTGACGGAGGTGCTGGCGCGTCTTTAGCTATACTAATATTCTGTATATTATAATTATTACCTAATGATACACCTTTACTAGTAATGTTGTTATTACCTAAACTAATATTAGTACTATCATTCCTTCCATCAGGTATGCTAATCTTTATAGTATATGTACCGCCCGGTAATGCTGATTTACTATAATCATAAGTACCATTCGGCGATATGCTGACCGTAGTGGATTGAGTAGCCGGTCCTGTAACTAATATTGTTACGGTATAAGAGACCAAAGCTGTATTTAATAATCGTAATCTTATGTTACCTGTGTTTTTATCGACACCGTAAATATTATACGAGGTACCGGTATTATACGATATACCTAGAATTGTCGCCTTAAGATTTATAATCTCCCGGATATCAAGAATAGATACATCATTTACAATAGGTACAATAGCCATATTTGTATTTATGTAGTAAAACTATTTTTTAATCTTATTATAGTAATTTACATCTTTTTATCGTGACACTTCTTCCCAACCATACTTACGAAGCGCATTAACTATACGCTGATTGTTTTTACTCTTTATGGCAGCGTTATACGCAACCTTACGCTTCTCCCACGTTTTAATGGTTTGACCGATATATAGCTTACCGTTAGTTAGATTGGTTAGTTTATAAATAAGCATATAAGTATTTATGCTCGAAGGCAATAAATACTACCATGTTTTACAGCTTTTACCAAGTCTGTCACCATTTCTTGCAACTCCAATATGACGCGGTGGTTTTATCTTTCTTTTGATCGCATTTATGTCTAGCTCTAAAAGATTTACGAGCTTTTGGATTACTCTTACGAATCTTCATCGTCTTCTCACCTCTACTCTTAGCAGATGTACCTCCATGTCCAAAATTTACCTTCTTAACGTTACCTGTTTTAGGGTTCTTTACATATACCTTAAACTTCTTAACATCTCCCCTGGTAGGCTTGTTAAGAGTTACCTTCCTACCTTGATATTCTGCATCTTCTTCTGGGATTTTCTTCTTACATGAACCTTGTTTACTACGCGCAATACCTGGTACTTTTTTATACCCATCCCAGCACTTTTTTGCTTCCTCTTGTATGGATTCCATTAATGATTCATATAATTTATTAAAGTTCATAAAATTATTTAGTCTGGTATAAATAATTATATGGGTTCTATTGATAGTAATTTAATTTTTGAGCAATATAAACAAGTAAATGAAAATCTTGGTTACGGTATTGGTAAATCAATCAACGTTCCAGGACCTGGAGGACAATCTACTGGAGCAAAGGTTGTATTTGCTCTAGTGAAGCCTGAACATGATCATTCAGAATGTGAAGATGGTAAAAACGGTTGCACATGCGGAGGTTGCCCTGAATGTACAAAAAATGCTGAAGATGCTGAGAATTATGCAGAAGATGAATGCGGCCGTTCACATAGCGATGAAGAAGTTTATATTCAAGCCGGCGACGATGCTGAAGAATCAAATTGCGGTTGCGGTCAAACACCATGCATCAGTCAAGTAGAAGATGATCACGATTTTGATGGTGAGATAGATATGGCAAGAGCTGAATTACTTAAAGCAGCTGAATACGCTACAAAACTATTCAACCATCTTGCTAATGTTGGTAGCTTAGAAGGTTGGACAGCAAGTAAAATTACAAAAGCTTCTGATTATCTTTCATCTGTATATCATGCATTAGAATACGATGCATTAGATGCTAACGTTGAAGACGAAGAAGATGATATTGAAGTCGACGAGTTTGATGGTAATAAAGTAGCTAAAAAAACCGGATTTGCTTAAGCTTAAGAGTTAACTACTCTATTCCTAATCCTACTCTTACTGCATTATAAAGGTCTTCAGAATATTGACCTGCTCCTGTATGCTCTGCAAAGCTTTTAAGATCACCATTTATAGCATCTTGTCTTGCTAAGGTACCACTAATACCTTCAACACCTTCAGCACCGTCTTCGCGTTCTCCACTTGATTTGGTATTTATAGTTTCAAAATTATAGTAACCGTGAGGACCTTCTTTGCCGTTATAATCTTTTAATAAGTTGCCCATACTATCAACTCTATCACTACCACCAACAAATGTAGCATTTTTATAACCTCGATCATATAAATCACTAGCAACCTTTAAAACAGTATTTAAATTTGCATCTTCAACGACTTTATCAGCAAACTCAGGGTGAATTTTACGAATAAAATTTATCTTCGTTGAATAATCTAATGGATTCTTCTTTTTATCTTGCGATTTACTGGTGAATATTTTCATATCACCACCAACATCTTGCATAGTTTGAAATACCTTTTTATGTCCTAATGTTGGCGGGTTAAATCGTCCAAAGCAAAATGTAATATGTTTACCATCACTGACTTCAGCATCATTAATGTCTTCAGCAATTATTTTATTATATAACTCATTAAATTTTTCACCTATTATCGGGCTGGATCTTGGAGTAAATCTACCTTTACCGTAAAAATCTCCACGGGTAGGTGGGTTAGTTATATAGTTTTCTTGATCTTCTTTAGTCGGTACATCAGCTGGCTTACCGGTACCGAAATTAGCAGCACTAAACTCTAATCTATCAACAAGCTTAACAGCGTTACCGTCATTCTGAACAGCTACATAACCCTCCGGTGATGTTGTCTTTAATATACCATCACCATTATCTATAAAGTGTTTTGTAGTGTAAATAGCGTTGTTGTATTTATTAACAAAAATTTGTTTAGCTTGTTGAAATAACTTACTAATCTTAAAGATGTTAATAATGTCAACCTTACGTTGAGATACTTGCTCAAACTTTTTATCCCATATAACTTTTAGCTCTCCTTTACGTTTGTCTGTTGTAACCTTATTAATTGCAGTATTACCACGTTCAACATACCAATCATAAAAATCATCGTACGATTTTTCAGGGTTATCAAAAAACGTCCCCTTCTTAATCTCCGTATTACCGTAAATATTTAACTCTGCTACCGGTAGATCACTATAATTAACCTTAAGCATATCAGCAGTCTTAATTAAATCGCGTACCTGTTTTGCTTCGTCTTCTGTTAAGGTAACAATTCCTGTATCATCAGTAAAGTTAGCATCATCGACCCATACTCCTTCACTCGCCATTTGTTTTGGGTCAATATTGTACTTTTTAAGCTGAGCATTATATTCAATAGGATCTCCACTACCTTCTTCTACTGTTATATAGAATCTCAACTCATCATCTTTATTATCGTCATGGTATGAGGAAGATATATTAGGGTAGCCTGTATGAAAAATAACACCCAAGTTTGAATTGGCTAACTGTCTACCAAAATCTGAATCAGCAAGTACAGCATAAGTGATAGTATTAGGTTTAAAAACAATAAACTCTTCACCGTCAATCACCTGTTTTGAATCCTCTAAACTAGTGGTAAACATCAAATCACCTTGAACCATAGAATTAGGTTTAATTTTCATACCTTTAAGACTATTAAATGCTGCAATAAGCTTTTGCTCAAGACCTTCCGGGTAGTTATGATTAATAATATCTTCGACACTAAAGTTATTTTTCTGTTGTTGTTTATTAAAAATAGATTTTGTATTTACAAAAAACTTATTTTTACCATCCTTTGTATCAACTCGACCAACAAATATAGCAGGTGCACCATCCCATTTAGTAGAAACTCCAATGTTATTTTTTGATTTACCTTGAAGATGTGAAAGTAAGTTTGTTAATACGCTTTTAGCTACATCATAACCTTCCTGCCCTCTTGTTAAAATAAGCTCTTCTAAGTGAGTGAGGTGTTTATTAGCTGCTTGCTCTTCTATTAAACGTATAGTATTGTAATATTGTTTAAATGGTTTCATTTTTATCGAGGTTTAACTGAGAAGAACGATCCTTGTGGACCAGCGTTTGGTTTAACACTAGGATATCCTTTTAATACTTTACTAAAAATAGATGTAGATTTATTCTTTACATCAGCTACTGATATATATTGTAACTTACCAAAATCCCGCGGTTTTTGAATTCGCTCTGTACCTATAAATAAAATGTAATTAAAATCCTCTTGATCAGCATAGTATTTTGCAGCGAATAAGAAATAAGCATCTCTAAACTTATCACCTATATTACCATTTTCATCTAAATTTGGCTCGATCCAGCTTAATAAATCTGCTTGATTATCGGCATTCGTGTAAAGCTCTGCAAATCCATTAGCATATAATTGAGCTATGTCTTGTTTTGTGACATTACCTGTTGCTACTAATTCGTTAGCAATCTGATCAATAAACCCGTTTGTTCTTACTAAAACATCAAAATCTGAATTTTTAAAATCAAGTTGTAACCCGGATTTTGTAATTATCTGCTGTAAACCGTCAGTAAACGTACGTAAAGCAGCTGGCTGAGATCCAAATCCCTTCTGACCTTTTAGTCTAGCTCCAGAACCTTTTATTTCATATTGAGTTTTACCTATCTCTATATCACCACCACCCCTGCCTTTACGTGCACCCTCAACAAATAATATTATAAAAGTTTCACATCTACCTGTAACTGGTTGCGTTGTCGGTGCAAACATTAATAGATCACCAACTAAATCCTTATCTAGATCATACTTACTCGATACCAAGTCGATTATATTATTACTCGGTGCCGATAAAAACTCTTCCATAGGCATTTTATTTTCTAATGCAGCAAAGAATTTATCTGGCTCGTCATATCGGTATACAACTTCGACAACCTCTTTAACTTGAATAGCTGTCAACCCAGAAAGCTGTAATGATTCAATTACTTTTTTAATACTACTACCAGGTGTATTGAGGTAACGGTAAGCTTTTTCAAACTGCTCACTATCAACATTTAGATCAGTATATTCAGGTTGAGATTCTTTCTTATACTTTACATTATATAATTCTTCACCTAATACACGCTGTCTAGGTAATTTACCCACTGATTTACCAGCAGATTCTTGTAAGTATACTTGATCTAATGATCGCCAGCTCATGTTTCGATGTCAATATCAGTTGAATAAGACTTCATTATTTGAAGTATAGAACTGAGTAATTCTTTAGCGTTAGTCTCATTAATATCGCCGATATTAATAATATTATCAATATCCTCCGGGTCAATATCCATCACCATAGCCTTTTTGAGTAACCTGACATACATTACCTCACTCTCCGGGGATAACTCAGTTACTACCTCTTCAGTCGGCTCTTCTGTAGGAGCCGTGCCAGGATCTTCTACACTAGCGACCGCCTCAGCGCCTGGAGGTGGAGGAGGCTCGTCAGCTTCATTAATTAAATTGAGATCATATATTTTCTTTAAGAATTTCATATTATAATTTTATTTTATTAATTTTAGCTGATACTTGGTTTAAGATATTACCGTACGCTTTTTTTATCTTTTTTTCAGGATTGTCAAACGGATTTATACCGCCCTTAGCCTCGCCACTCGCTAATTTTTTAACAGTTTCAATGGTCTTTAAATCTTCTGGGGTTAAGCTAGACTCGGCATCTTCCGGTAAAGCCTCTTCGTCGCTAAAAAACCCATCTAATGAACGAATTTGCGGTCCACTTTCCTGATCTTCTGAACCTATATAACTTTTTACTTCAGGAGCTACATATTGATCTCCTACGATCTTACCATGTCTACCATCTGCATAAAATTCAACTACATTTCTAAAAGTATTTAAAGCGTCACTGCGCGGTCTAACTCCATTTTCATCTCTTAAATCAGTAGCACCTGGCTGGCTGTATATATCATCGAAGGACATATATTCATTCTGAATTGATTCTGAAAGGATTTTATTTGCTAATATTGTAAAGTTATCCATAGTAATATTTATTTAATTAAGAGTAGTTTAGTTGAAAGTCTATTAAAGTAATCAGTATTAAGAAATGTCAGGTCATACTTTTTGGTAAATTTCTTAATATCGCTAAATGTAAAGGTTTTATATTCTGTTTCGAATCTTTTAATAATATCGTTAAGAAGCATACTACCCCTACCGTCTCTTTTAGTCAGGAGATGGTCAAAATAGAGTAAACTGTACTTGCTCATGTAAATTCTTACAGGTAATATCCGCTTTAAACGCTCGAGAACAGTTTTTATAACTTTAATAACGTCTATCTCATCAAAAAACTTAAGAATAGAACAGTCAATTAGCTGTGTATAATTAAAAAAGAGTATTTTTTTTGTATTTGTATTACTTTTTAAAATAGCCTCGCAAAATCCGTATATTATATGGTGAAATAAAAGCTTTTTAGTATCTGTATGAGTAATTTTAGCGTTTAATAGCTCAAATTGGTGTAAATCGCCGACTATATTATCACTAATACTATCTGCAAATATTTTATTGCAGTTAATAAGTGATATATTATATGGTTCTAAATCTAACGACTTCACCTATAGATTATATCACTGTTCCAAAAAGTTTTTAGGTGGTTTACCTATTCTACAATTGATTATACCATTATAATAGTCTTCACTCAGCAATACATCCTTATCAAACTGCATTTTAGCTTCAAAATAACCTAATTCATATTTATTTCTGCAGAATTTTAATATTTTAAATAAGAATTGATCTTTACCGTTACTAGCTATATCAATATTAAGCCTATCACTCGAACCGGTGTATGTTTTCCAGTCACTCTCTATATAATCAATACGTTTTCTCTTTTTACCCTTGAGAGGCATACGTCTAATCTTCTTAACCATCTGCTTTCGACCAATATACTTTCTACCATCTATTAAATTTGTAATTTCATATATAAACCCGAAAGCATCATCCGGTATTGCTTCATAAACTTTCCAATGTCCTGTATCCACGGTAGTATTTACTTCTTTTTCTTACCTTTTCTACGCTGCTTTTTTTTACTGGATCCAACCTTACCTCTTCTAGAGTATGTACCTCTACCTAAAGGTATTCGATAATCGCCGGGGGCATACCAATCTGTATTTGTTAATGAATTATGACCGACAGCGGCAGCTGGTCCTAAAGCACCTCCCCCTACTGTATTTTCATCTTCTGACTGAGCCTTTTTAACTGGTATTAAAGGTTGCGGTTTTACCCCATCAAATGGTATTATTCCGGTGACGATTAAATCTTTAT